TCTTTGCTAAGGCATCAATTTCGTTTAATTTTTCTATTCCATATCTTTCTACAAACCCTAATCGATAATTATTTATATCACCTGCTTTATCTTTATTGCAAGGTCTTGAACATTGAGCGTTTACATTAAATTCGTTAAATCTTAAATTTGAATGACCTCCTGCGCTCCACATATGCCCAGCATCCACGTTACCTTCTTTGAGTTTCTTTTGGCAACTTATACAAACTTGACCTTTATCTCGTAATCTGATATACTTGTTAAATATTATTTGAGTAGCTTTAATTAGTTCCTGAACAGTCTCTAAGTCGTTTTTGATTTTAGCTTTCGTCTTTTTCCATTGTTTCGTCTTTTCAGATTCTACCCAAACACGGACGCATTCATCTTTTAAGCAGTATTTCATATTAAAGCGGATAGGTTCGAACTTTTCTTTGCAGTTTTTACACTTCATAATCAAATATAGATGTTTGATTTACATTCGTCTTTTTGTAAATATTCAAAGCCGTTTCAAGTATTGTTTTTCCTGCTTCATAGTCTACTAAGTTACGTGCTAAACTCATTTTATGGTATTGTCCTTTATATAATCTAAAATTATAGTCGTGAAATTCACATAATTTAGTTACTTCATCTTTATTATTATTCATTGACGGGTGTTTTCTATAACTTAATATATTTGGTAAATTAAAATTAGTCCAATATAAATGCCTTCCACGTTTTTGTGCTGGAATTAAAGGCTCATAATATGGAATTACATTTTCAACACAATATTTGCCTTCAAAAAAATTATCTAAAAAAATAATTTCTTGGTATAATTTCATATCGGGATATTTCATTTCTCTAATTGTTTTCATTGATTTTTGAAACGATGAATGAGTAGGGCAAGGTGGTGAACTCCAAATAAAATCGAACTCTTTGTAATGGTCTAAAAGATATTGGTGCGCATCTGCTACTATTACCTTGTCATTCGGGAATCGCTCTTGATATAAACGTGCTGCTTCGGGGTCAAGTTCAACAGCTGTTATTTCTAAGTTGTCAGCTACCTCATCCCATTTGTAACGATTACCACCTAAACAAGCGTATAAATTTAGTATTCTATATTTCATAATTTTTAATTGTTAATTGCATTTCTAAATCCTTTACTTTAAATTTCTCTTCCATTAATAGCTTTTCAAGTCTAAAATTCTGCTGTAATACTGTTCTAAGTTCCTTTTCCATAGCATCGTAGCTAATCTTTACTTCTTGTAAGTCTGCTAAGCTACGTTCCATTGAGTTAATTAAATCGGTTCTGTGTTCGTGTTTTTGTTTAATTTCTTCAAGGCTTATTTTAATCTTTAAATATGTAGTGTCTAATAACACTTTGCCTTTTATAATTGTCAATTCATCCATTTATTCGTGTTTTTGCTTGTTATAATAATCAAAATGGCACATCTTTTTTCATCTTTTCGCTAAACGAAAGTAATTCTTTTCCGTTAACTATATCGGGTTCAATTAAAGGTAGTTGTTTAGGTTTTGTTGGTTCGTGTTTTCGTTGAGCGTAAACTTTATTACCAAATTTATCTAACATATAATACTGATATTTTTGAGTGTCTAAATATAACTTGTAAATTCCGTTTTTTGAAACCCCCTTTGGTTTGCTCTTTGCTACTTTTAAATGAACTTCGTTTTCTTGCGCTCCAGTTCCATCACTTAATAATAAATCTTTTGGCGGTCTCCAAGGAATTAAAACGCTTAAACCTTTTCTAAACCATACTTGACCGCCAGCGAAGTCACGAGCGGACGGAATAGGAAAATAACTTATTTCAGTTCCTGCAATCGTTTTAGCGTGTACCATTGGTTGGTCACGAACGTGGTTTATAATGCAGTTATGTCGGTTCGTCTTTCTTGCGTTTCTTCGTGCAAGCCCTAAAATTCTACTGAGATATTTATCTTCTCGTCCTAAGTCAGAATGTATAAAGTTTTCAGTTAGTTCATTCCAAGGGTCAATGGTTGTAGTGTGAATTGTTATTTCGTGTTTACGTTCAATCTCATCTACTAACTCATAAAACTTTTCAAGCGTTAAATCTTCGTCTATTGGGTCAATTACAATAAAATGTTCGTCAATAAACATTTGCGCTCGTACCAATTCAGCGTTATTCATTCCGTATTCTCCTTCCGTGTAAGGCTTCCCGATATACTTATAACAAAGTTCTGCGTAAATTTCAGCTGCACTTCCCGTTTCAGGTGAAAATACTACGTGATTCCATCCGTGTAAACACGAAAGGTTTATAAGAAACTCAAACCATAATTCAGTTTTACCACTTGCAGGAGCAGCACCTATGTAAGTTGTGCAACCTTCTTTTATTGTATAAGGTAGTAATTCCCAATCCCACCCAACTGATTTACCTTTAACCTGCTTTTCGTGTCTAATGGTAAATAGTTCATCGTTTAATTCAGTTAGTCTTTTATACATAATTAGTCAAATATAATTCGTTCTTTTTGTATTTCGTGTTTCTTTAAAAATGGTAGTGTGTTATTTAATTTGGACTTCCAATTTACTATTTTTTTATCATTACCATCTTTCCAATCATTTACTACCCAACTATCGTATTTAAGTTTTACTTCTTGTTGAATAACATTTGGAACTTGACTAACCGCATAAGCTAAAAATTCAGAGAACTCAGGTATATATATTTCTTTCTTTTCTTTCTTTACATTATTGTTAGTGGTTGCTCGTTGGTTGCTCGTTGGTTGTTCGTTTGTTATTTCGTTGGTTGGTACTTGGTATTTTTCATAGCTAACTATTTGAATAATAGTACCTTGCGAACTTGTAACGCTGGTTATTTCGTTTGTTGAAATTAACTTAGTTAAAGCAGTTCTAATTTGTTGCGAACTTAATCCAGTTTCACGTGCTAATAGGTCACGACTTGTAACAATCGAACCTACTTTTAATTCAATTCCTTTGAATCTTTTTTCTTTGTGATTAGCTTTTAAAAGCAAATGAAGAAATAACCTAAAGCAGTTATTATCTGAGTACCATTCCCATTCGAGAATTTGTCTATGGAGTTTTATCCATCCTTGTTGATTGTTCATCGGTCGTGTTTTTATAAAGGAAGCCGCCACAATAACACACGACCAAATGATTATATGGCGGTTTACACTTCCTTAAATTAATAAAGTCTTTTTGCATTTCGGTCGTATGTTCTGCAAATATATAAATTATTTTCTAATCAAACTCAAAATTCTTGTAAAAATTATTCGATACATTAACACGAACCTTCCACCGCCTTAACTTTCGGTAGTCAATCTTTTGCTTTGCATTGTAAATTAACATTCTTTTCATCACCAAAACTTAATTATAAAGTGAATAACTAAATACCAAAATAAACCACCTACAAAAAAATAAAATAAGCATCCTAAATAATTTCTCATAGCTTTTCAATTTCGTGTTTTACTTCAACTAAATATAATATTTTATCAAATTGCTCATTCATATCGCCACCTGCAAATTCAATTGCAAATTCAATAGCAATCAATGCGCTTTCTTTAGCTATCACAGTACATAGTATCTCGTTACCGCATTCAGTATCTTCATTCATTAAAATGTTTCGATAGCTATCTACTAAGCTAATTGCTTTTTCTCTCGGTATCATACTTTAGATTTTACTATTACTTCATTATGGTTAATTACTTTAAAACTTCGAGTGCGTTCGTATTTTTGCATAAATTGAAGACTCATTTTATTATAAACATCTTCGTGATATTCCTTGCCTTGTAAAAGTAATTCTTTTAATCTTTCTATTTGCTCTAACAAAACTGCTTCATTCGTCCATTCGAACACCGCTGTAACTTCTTTAGCTTTCATTCTTCTGATTTAAAGGTTTTATATAAAAAAAGGTCTTATTGTTATTACCCCTACTGCAAAGCCTAAACTGAAAGCTAATGCAATTAATGTTCTTTGTTTAAAGGTCTTCACCTCAATAGTGTAGTGATTCATAGGTAAGCAAAGAAATGGGTTAATACCTACCATCATAACCATACCTAACCAATTTTTATCTATCAAGAACCTTAATCCTGCTATTGAATTTGCTTCAAGCACTATAGCAGAAACAAATACTATTAATAGTTTCCACCATTCTACTGTTGTTTTCATAATTTAATTCTTTTATGTTTTCCTGTTCTTAATACATCTTCTTCTTTGATTCCGTGTTTTTGCGCGTATTTCAAAACGTATTCTTCGCAATATTCTAACACGGATGAACTATAAAGATGCTTGTCGTTTATACTTACTGCATAACTTAAATAAGTTCTACCCTTATACGTTTGTTTTATTTTTCTAATCCATCTGTATTTCATATTAATGTTTTAATGTATTCATAAATTTCGTAGGTTTCTTCTTCAGCCCAAGTAATTATTTCTTCTTCCTTTTCCATATCGTAATTAAACCTGAATAAAGACTGATGACAAAGTTCGTGCATAATTAACCCCGTTGTTTTAACATCATCGGTACATCTTGACAAGTTGATAAACACGAATCGCTTATCCGTTTCGCCATACTCTTTATTTGCTTTAGGAATGAAATTACACCACCCGGCAAAATAAGCACTTTGTTTCGTGTTTTGGTGCAACCTACAATCCGTTATGTTTAACCCGTGCATTTCTTTTACATTAAAATAATAAAACACTTCGCAAGGGTCATTACTCAATAACAAAGTATAACCATCCCTATTTTTTACCCACATAACTCCAAGTTTTATCGTTCTCATTCCATCTTAACGTTCGTGCTTTTGCGTGACAAACTTTCATATAATGTTGAATATCCATTCTTCCCGTGTTGTTTTTCTTTTGCTCCAACCAATAATCAATTATTTCAATCAAAGTCGGGTTTGCTTTTTTAGGCTTTCTCATCGTATTAAAATAAAAAGTGATAGCAATGCACCAAACGTGCAGATAAACAGCGTTAAACCGAACGTAACGACCCTTAAAAACTCTTTGTGTTCTTCATTCGCTGGGGTGACTTGGTCTAACAAGTCGTAAAAGTAATTTTTCATAATGTTTTATTTAATTGTTTGGTACAAATATACTTATATTATTTAATATAGTTACATTTTTTTCAGATATTTTTTCTATAAACTAAAAAACCCCTACCGAAGTAAGGGTTCTCGTTAACAATTAACCTATCAATTATGAAGAATTGACTACAAATATAGTTACTTTAATCTTCTGAGCAATACCTTTTTAATAATATTGCCTACAAATTTTAATAAACCGCCTTGTGCGTCGACTTTCACCTCAACGTTGTCAGCGGTTTTATTAACTTGCACATCAAGTTTTTTAGAATCGTAGTTAACTTTTAACTCTCCGTCTTTACGTTCAACATTAACATCAATATTTTCCGTGTCAACATTTACGTTTAAATTTTTCTTTGCCATTTTATTGTTCGTTTGTTGTTATTACTCCTTTAGGTGCTAAATGCACTTTTCTTACGTTTACTGGTTGTGCAATCTTCCAAGCGGTTCGCCTTGCTTTAAATAATCTGCTCTTTGCAATTCTTGAAACACTAACTGAATTTCCTTGATTGCCGCCAAGAACGTGATAATGCGTTAAATCTTCTCCAACGTAAATTCCAACGTGACCGCCACCATTTCTTCTGAATGTAAGAATATCGCCTAACATTGGTTCGCTTACAGGGTTACCCCAATTACTCCACGATAACGCCCATAATGGTTTATCTACTACGTCTAACCCTGCCATTTTACAGCAATAAGCAATAAATAATCCGCACCACGGAATCTCGTCTGAATTGTAAACGCTTGCTAATTTAAGTTCTTTAGCCCAACCTAATATAACGGGGTTGTGTTCTTTGCCTACTATTTCAGTTACTCCAAGTTGTTTAACAGCTTGAACTAAAACACGAGGTGCTTTTTCTTGTTTTAACCAATCGTAATTCATTCAATTTCTATTAATTCATCTTTTGGTACAATAGCAAAATGAGTAGTGTCATTAATTGGCTTTGTAGCCACGTTATTACTTTTTCCATAGCAGTCATATAAACGATGTTTTAAATCTTGAACATCTGAATGTGTATACCATAACCACAAAGCAAGAACTCCCGTAGCTCCTTGCTTTTTAATTACTGTTAAAATTTGGTCTATATTAATCATTGTATTGTTTATTCAAAGGGTGGTGGTGTTGGTTTCGGTTCGTAAGGAATCAACTCAAGGTCTTTAACCCAAAGATAATCAGGATTTACACATTGCTCCATTTCTTCTACTGAAATAACCCAATTATCATTCAAGTCCTGAATAGGGTTGAAATAAGAATCAGGTGCATACCATTGACCGATTAATTCGTCTTTTTGTAGCTCAGTTAATAAACCTACATAGGTTGACTTTTGTTCTGCTGTTAAATCTGTTAGTTTCATACTTGACGTCCTAAAGTTGTTTGAAATGCTTGTACCGCTGTGTAAAAGTTAGCTGCTTCGGTATCTGTTAAGCCGTCACCTATTGAAGCAAAAGCTAAATTATCAGGACAATATTGACTTGGAGAACCATTATTTAAAGCTAAAATAAAAAAATTCCCATTATTTGTTGCTGATGATGATGTTTTTGTTACAGGTGCATCATTATTTTGATAATACTTAAAATTTGAGGAATTTGTCCTTGACATACAAACAAAACCTTTGACTGGGTAATTTAATGAATGGACAACTTGTCCTCCTCCTAATGTGGAGTAATTTAATGAATCATTAAAATTTAATATAAATCTTGAAAAAGCAGCAATAGAAACACCCATTTGAGTAACATTACTTGTTATAACATTATTTCGTACATATAATGATATATTTTTACTATTTAATGAAAGTATAGATTGCTCATTTAAAAATGTATTTGCATATCCATTAGTTCCATTTCCTGTTACACCATTTGAATTATGAGTTACACCTCCATTAAACACCAACCTAAATGCTGCATCTAAATCTCTCGGGTCTTTAAGATTCCATTTATGGCTACTCGCAGAATTCCCACAAAAAGGATATAAAGCCTTCATCTTACTCCAAATGTTATACCCTTTCAAGTCAACTACCAAAGTATTAATTGCCGTTTGTTGAGTAGGGTCTGTAATTGCAGCCGCTGTAATGAATGCTTGTGCATCAGGGTCTGTTGTAACACCAACAATATCAGTTAAACCCGCCCAACTATCAGCGTGAATGTCACCCCAACCAATAGCGTTATTAGCACCTTGCCCCCAACCTATTGCGTTGTTAGCTGCTCCGTCACCCCAACCGTTACTATTTGCCATTTTAATATGTTTTACTTAATGTGAAAATATCTGAATAAATAGAATTGTTAGCGTTGTTAGTACTAAATTGAGCCGTTATGTCTAACGTGTTACTTATTGTAGTACTAAACGTTGTTGAGTTAACAGTATTCCAAGCAAACCCCTCTTGAGTTCCCGAAGCAGCCTTTAAAACGTGAAATTGTGACAAAACAACTATTGAAGCAGTACCAGCAGCACCTATTGCTCTAATCGTAAACGTAGTTGTTAAATACCAAACTTGATTAGTAATTGAAGGCATTGTTAACGCTCCCGAACTACCTAATGAAACAGAACCCGTTTTTAATCTTATTGTAATAGTGTTTCCGTTTTGTGCGCTCATTACTCCGCCCATATCTAAACGAAAAGAATCGCCAACTTGAAAACCATTTGCAGGAACAGTTAAAGAACCTACTCCGCCATCTATTAACGTGCCTTCCGTAGTCGTTGCTGTTATCGTTGTGCTGTTTGCTGTTTGAGCAAAAACACGATAATTAACGTTATTTCCGTTAACTCTTTTAGTAACGTAACCACCCCCTAAAACCTCAGCAATAGGAATTAAATCAGTTTGTGCTAAACTGCTTCCCTTTGCTGTTAGTTCCGATATCTTTACTTTTGCCATCGAGTTTTTTTAAATAAACGAGTAATTTGTTAATATTTTCCTTTTTTGGTTTGTATGTTTTCATAAAATCCAGCCGCCATAATTAATATTATCACTTGGGTAAACATCTCCCGGTTCATTTGCATCGTACTCAGGAAATAAAGCGGAGTTGTTTATTATGTAATCTAAAAATCTTGAAGTGTATCTATCCGCTAAAGTTTTATAGTATTCACGCAAGTAGTCAACTTCGTTTTTTTCTA